TGCGCCACGGCAGTGTTGTCGGTGATGTCCAGGGTGCAGCTCTCGACGTGAACCTGCAGGTCGCCCAGGGTCACGTCAAAGTTCTTACCGCCAATCTTTGCCGCCATGGGTTACTCCGTATCGTCAGTGGAAAGGTCCAGCGCGATGTTCGCGGTCAGGTCTTTCGGGCAGTTGAGGGGGCGCATCTTGATGTAGGCCTCGACAGCGGTTTTGCTCGTCCAGGACAGAACAATGTCGCCATCTTTGGGCTGCTCGATCTCACCCGGGAACACCAGGCCAGCGAAGGTTGTGGACTTCGCCATAGCGCGCAGCGGCGCCATCAGGGCGTTGATGTTCACTGCCATGCTGTTGGGGGTGTTGTTCAGGCGGCGATCGGCTACGCGGCGGATCAGCAACGGGCGGATCCGGCGAGCGGCCTTGTGCACAATGCGAACGTACTCGACCACCTGAAAGTCGCTGGCCGGCGCATCGAGCATGTTGCCGTCGCCCCAATACACGCCTGGGTAGTCCGAGTAGGTTTGGCTGACAGAGAATCGAGCCTTGTCCAGTTCAGATCGCAACGCTGACTGAAGCGGTACGCCTTCGGAATCCGAAGGCACAGGCCCCAAGCCCAGCAGCGCACCGGTAGCCACGCGCATGGGGCTGTCCGCGATGCTGACGGCAGCGTTAGCCAAGCGGCCGGCCAGTACGCCCAGATCGTTGCCATGCAGTTGGGGTACGACCAGGACGAGCGGCGCCAATACATCCTTGGTGATCGCCTTCTGCGCGGTCAGGTAATCCGCCCAGGTCATCGAAATGTCGATGCCGGCGGTAGCGGTCATCACAAACACGTTGCGCTTGAAAGTGTTGGCCAGCTCCACGGCTTTGTCGTGCATCACGGTCAGTTCGGCCTTGGCCTTTACTGGTGTGGTGATGACAGCTGCCTCGACCGAGTAGCCTTGTTGCTGGGCTTTCTCAAGCGCCAGTTTCCAGTCGCTATCGGCAGCGATTGGCGCAGCCAGACAGGCCCAACGGTCACCACCGTTCAGGCGTGCGGCGGTGATCTGGGTTTTCAGATCGCTGGCAGGGATGCCCAGCTGAACATCCAGATCACTGTCAGTGTTCAAAGGGATCAGCGAACCGACGTTTTTCGCCGCGACGCCGATGAAAAGGAAATAGCGTTCAACCGCCGTCACAGCACCCTGGCTGAGATTGAGGTTGTTAACGCTGACTTGACCGAGTGCCATGCAGTGCCTCGCTAGCGGGGAGAATTGAGGATTTGTTGCAGCACCTGGTTAACCAGCAAGCTGGTATCCCGTTCGGTGCCAGCGCCGAGGAACTGGCGTTTTGGCAGGGTGATGTCCCAGCTTTGCGCACCAGTGGATTCGGTTTTTTCGTTGTCCAGGATGCGAATCAGCAGACCCGCCTTGGCGTAGTTCACATGCTCTTGAATCCACGCCACAGACGGGCGTGTAAGGCTTTTCTTGCCTTCCTGTCGGACCTTGAAGCCGAGACGGCGCAGGCGCTTGGCCTGTTTTTCCGTCGCAGCCAGACCTGCAGGGACGTTGTTCCACTTGCGCATCTGGGCAGCGGTTCGGCGCTCCGACACGCCGTTGTGCTGCTGGGAGGCAACCCAACGGGTCAGCGTATTGCGCCATCCCAACTCGGCCTCGTCGGCATTCACGCGGGTGACCATCAGCAATTTGCCTAGGCCCGCTTCCATCTTCTTCTTGCCCTTGGCCGAGCCCTTACGCGGTGCGAAGGCGCTGCCATCGACGTTCCGTTGCTCACGGATGCGCTGGCGGCTCATGCTGCGCACGCGCTTGGTGACGTTGTTGAGCAGACGCCGGCGAAGCTGTGGCGGAAGGCTCAGCAGGGCCAGTTGTTCCTGGACGCCCAGATAGCCACGAACGTCGAGTTCGAACGTGCTATGCGCCATTGCCGGTCACCTCGCCGCGTTCTGCCACCCACAATTCGAACGGGATGAATGACCAGGTCTCACCGAACGCGATGATTTCGCCGTCCGGATCCTCGGCCAGGTACTGGGGTTCGCTGAATTCCAGCTTGATATCAACGTCCGCCAGGTCGTCATCGAGCATGGTGATGTCGAACTGCACGGCAGGAAGGCCGTCGCGGTCGTCATCGTTGGTTTCCAGCCAACTGCCCACCAGGGCCATCAATCGCCCCGGGTGATCTGCAAAGCGCTCCAGCACGATGGTCGCGGTGTAGTTCATGTCGCCCATGTGCATTCCCTGCACGTCCGGCTTCCAAACCAGCTCCAGCCCGAGCTGGTCGGTCCAGCTGTCGAGCTGCTCAGGTGCCACCAACTGGCGACCAATGAGGTACGCGGTCAGGGCCTTGAGCTTGGTCATAACAGTGCCGCCGTGATGCGGCCACGGCCCTGCAGCGAGCGCACAGCGGCCTGGCTGAAGGCGAGGAAGGTTTCCGCACGCTCGGGGGCTTCTTTGCCGGTGTTCTCGGCGCTTTCGCGGCGGGTCACGGTGGGGAACTGCGGCAGCGCATTACCTTTGGCGCGGCAGTACACCGCACGCTTGTACAACTTCACCTGGAAGGCACGTTCAGACAGCACCGTGGAGTCTGCGGACTCAACACGCGTGACGCCGTTGGCTTGCCAGCGGGCTTTGCACTTGGCCAGGTCGGCATTGACCTCGACCATTGCAGTGTTCAACGCGTCGGCCAGCAGCTCCACCAGGTACTCCGCCGGCAGGCGTTGTTCCTTCTGGAACTCGGACACGGAGAGGTCGGGCCAAAAGCCGTCGTTCTCAATCGCCTGTTCCACAAAGGCGGTGGGTTTCCCGGAAAAGCTCATTGCTGGCCGCTCAAATAGGGCGGGGAGCCTGTTTTCAGTGGGACGGTCCATAAATGGGCGGCTCACTTCCACAAGTCCCCGCTGGGGGGGGTAGTCGGTTATTCGGTGGCCGGGTTAGCGGCCGCTTGTTTTGCCAGGGCCTTGCGGACCTTTTGGATACGGGTGTCGTTGCCGGCCTGGGCGTACAGCTCCGTTGAACGCTCCAGGTGCTTGAGTGCGACCTCAAACTGCCCTGCCTCCATGGCGCGCATGCCGATCAACTTGTGGTACTTGCTCGGGATCTGCTCCGTCAGTTGCCACTCACCGTCAACCAGCGGCAGCAGGTCGGAGAGGTAAGGCTCCGGGCTGCGGTTGGCTTTGTATTCTGCGTAGGCCCACTCGCACACGGCGTCGGCGACAAAGGTCTGGATGTCACGGCGCTTGAAGCGCTCCGGCATCTGCTGGCCCTGCTCGATCAGGAAGTCGGCCAGGCCCAGGGCTTCTTCGAACTGGGCCGTGTCGAACAGCCAGACCAGCACCTGCACCGCGACGCGGTTGGGGAAGTTCAGCCCCGACTCGCAATAGCGCTGGACGTATTCCTGGTACTTGGGCAGCAGCTCTTCGCGCTTGAGGGCCTGGCGTCCGGCCAGACCGTTGATTGCGCTGATGCGTTCCAGATCCTGGTCCAGTGCGGCTTCTTGCAGCAGCAAGTGCTTGCGCGCATTGGCGGGGCTGCTCAGGGCTTCCGCCGGCGAGTAAGGAAGCGTTGCGGAGGCGGCAGCCGCCACAACGGCGGCGCCTCCAAGGGCGATGGTGCGGCGCTTGTGCGCCAGGGCCAGACTCACGCCACCAGCTCCACGTTTTCGGTCATGGCAAACTTTTCCAACTGCTCGATCACATAACCTTCGTTGCGGCTGTTGTAGTCCTCGACGCGGGAGCGCTTCGGATTGTCGATGGTCTGCTTACGCCAACTGGAGTCCTGGAAGTAGATCGACAGGTTGTCCCAACTGGTGACGACGACGCCGTTGACCGGGAAGAACGGCACGCTAAAGCTCGGCAAGCCGCCGTAGGTGGCGATTACCTGGGCCTCTTCGATGCGCTCTTTTTCGGTAGGGGTGTCGCCCTGCTTCGAATACAGCTTGGCCTTGTCAGCGGCCAGCAGGTCGGTGCCGATGATCGCGATCAGGTCGCCGGCATCGCGCAGACGTTCGTCCACCAGTTGCTTGGTGTCGTGCACC